GAAATGAAAAGCAAAAACACAGCTCTACAGGATGTGTTGTGGTTTCTAAAAAACCGTGGGTTTGAAACCTATCTTGATTTGCAAGACGATGGGAGATGGGTGTTCTTTCAAGGACGGGGAACGTATGGAGCCGCAACGACCGCGTTCATCAGAACCCCTTTCCCCGAAGGGTTCATATACGCAGACAACGCCGAAGCTTTTGATAAGATAGGTAGCTGTCCAATCAGATGTAGTATATTTACGAAACCATCCTTGCTGTATTCTAGGTTACTGTACTGGGGGACAAAGGAAGGTTACGAGAAATCAAATAGATTCGATTATGACGAACTCTTAAATGAGGAAGATAGAAGGAAAGAAGAAATCGACGTTTAATTTAAACCGCCCCGGGAGATTTTTCCTGGGGCTTTTTCTTTCCCAGTCCAACACAACCCGGACAGTACTTCAAGAATCCTCCACCGCAAAACATCCAACCTTCTTTTTTAAACTGCTGAAACGAATGCGCAAAGTCCTTACCCCACTTGATCTCAGTCTTACCGCAGTCATCACATTTGAACTCTCTACCTTTTCCGGAATGTGTTATCATCTTAAAAACTCCATATCGTTATTCTCTTTCAATGTTTAATTCTTTTTTGAAAGCATCCAATTCGACCCACTCATCCCCAACCTTTTCGCTGATACTAAGCACTGCGGTAAACCTATTGCCCTCTTCATTGAAATTTTTTTCTCCGGGTATTCCTATGTACGAGTCCCAGCTAGCGCCCTCCATCGGGACGTTGTGGAGTTTCTTGCCACCCTCTTTTCTTTCCTTTGCTTTTCCAAGTCTGTACTTTATGACCTCATTAAACGCGTCGTTTATGTTGCCGTCAAAATCGTCTGGTAGCGCAAAAAACATGTTACATTGAAAAGCTTTCATACCTTTTCTCCCTGTTTTATTTTAAAAACTCCATATCGTTATAATTCTCTTCTTCTGAGGGGACTTTACATGTGGGACAAATATTTCTATGATGGGGCGTCCACGGATTTAAAGCTATCCAACCCTCTTCCTTGAATTGGGTTTCGGTGTCAACTTCATCAACGCCATGACGGGTTTCATATTTCTGACACCGCCAACACTTCTTTGCTGCTGTCACTCTTTCCAACATCATTTGCTCCTCATTGCAAGAACGCTAATTCATCATCCTGAGTGGTTTCCGTGGACGCTGTGACGTTTAGTTGGGAATGTCCACACTCCACTATCCATCGGGCATCTGCTTCGTTGTCATCCTCTATCTTTGCATCGGGCCATTTCTTCTCAGCGGAAGCTATCATTTGTGGTTTTCCGGCATTGCCTTTTCCCGTAGCAAATTTTTTAACTGTGCCTACTGGGATAGATTCGTAGGGGATCTTAAACTCTTCACAGACAGATGTGATGACAGCAACAATCCCGCCGTAGATGTGAGCGGCCGCTGTGCCTTTATGGTTTCTAACTTCCTCATAGAAAACAACATCGATCTCTCTACTGGAGAACTTGTTGAGCAGTTCTACTCTCATCTTCAGAAACCTCATTCCGGCTCCCTCAACTCGTTTCCCTTTCAAATGCCAGACTCCTGAAAAAATTGAGCCTGAATCATCTCTCAAAGCCCAACCGCAATGCGTGCCTGGATCAATTCCTAAAATTCTCATAACTCCCTCCACAAAAGTCCGTAAAGATTCCATATTGATAACTTCCGTTCCCAGCACCTTCCAGATAGCCCACACAGGCCACTCATTGACCTCGTGGCAGTGCATGGCTGGTAGTGTTTAATACCATCTACGATATTAACTCCGTGGCTTACTCTCCGGCAGGTTCTTTGCTTTGTCATGTTTCGGCAAGTCGTACATATTTTTTCTTTCATAACTCCCTCCAGTTAAACTATTTTAAAAAATCCACATCATCTTTATCATCAGCGAAGTTGGCGCCTTTCCAGGTATCATATTCTTTGTTGTGAACGATGGCTCCTTTTTTACTCACGTGGTCAAATATGAATTGTCGGACGTTTGGATGCTGCGCCAACCAATCTACAACTTTCGATTTCATCACGTCGTACTCTTCCCAAGCGAGTTTGTGAGGCAGTTCAGGCATATCTTTCACACTGCCTATCGGGGGATCTTTATCTTCTGACATATGAAAAGTCCTTTCATTTCAGAAAATCTAAATCCTCAAGAACGTTTTTACCAGTCCAAGTTCCTTTTTTCTCATCATAAATAATCCCACCCTTTTCTTTTGCCCAGGCGAAAAGCATTCTTCGACACTCAGGCTGATTCGACAACCACTCAGCAGCTTTAGAATACATGATGTCAAAAGACACGTAGTTATACTTGTGCACCAGTTCCGGCATGTTCTTTGCTACTTCCCCAATCTTGTACGGCCTGCGTCTTACGTCAACTTTCTTTTTCTTCTTCGCCATATCCAAACTCTTTTTGTTTCGATAACGCTACACCGCCAGTATCTTCATTACAAGTCTTCTTTTGAAAATACTCTGATTTTCTTATTTTCAAAAGTACGCTGGGTGGAGAGAGTCGCCAAAGCAGTGGGATAGGTGAGAAGAGGTCCCCTTTTAAGAGGGGGCCTCTTCTCCCCCCTGCTGACCCCCTACCTCTCATTACCTCTCAAGGCGTAAAGTGTTGGTATTCATACACTTAATTTTTTACCTCTCACTACCTCTCACTACCTCTCACTATTTCTCTCCAGCTCTTACTATCAACGACTTACAACAATTTCACCCCTAACCTCTCACTACCTCTCATCACCTCTCACACCCCATTAGTCTTCAAAACTCATATCGTTGTCCCCCAATAACTTATGACGTAGACATTTCACCTACAAGAGAACAACTCTTTTTGGCCTAATCCTCTCAATAGTTCACTCCAGTTCATACAGAACCTCCCGGGGGCGTACGATGGATTCTCTAAGGTCAGGGTGTGATTTGGGGATCTCTATGCAGATTGTGCATAATGCTTTCATTGATCTCCTAGAACATTGTACTGATGTGGGAGAGGTGGTCTATGTGGGCAGGGCAACAGGTAGTGTAATCGTTTCTCAGGCAGAGCGGCCATTTGTAATCGTTTCTCAAGAAGTGTAATTGTTTTTCAGGTATGTCCCCATTGTCCCCAATATGTCCATACCCCCGAACCTTTCTGCAATATCCCCGAAGCTTATCCCCGAACCTTTCTTGACTGTTGTTTGACTGTTGTTTGACTGTTGTTTGACTCAAACGCATCGTAAACGCATCAAAGGCATCATTCCGGGGCTAAGGGTTTCTTGACTGTTGTTTGATTATCACACCAAACTTGCTCAGTAACATTGCTTCTGTTACCGAGCATTTCGGATGTTACTGAGCGGGAGTTTCGTCCTGTTCCGTCGCCAACAACCTCTCTTCCCTTGTTGGGAGGCCCAGGTATTCCTCGGCGTTAGTGGGCTTCGCTCCTTTTGTTTGTTTATTTTATTATACAGCCACTTCATAGGTTTGTCAAGAGTCTAGTGAAAATATTTGTCCCACCATATCCGCAATCAAGTGAACTGTATTTTTGACCAAAGAAATCTATAATATCTAAACGACCCATCTTGGAAAACCCCCGACCCCTAAAAGAAAAAGAGTCCCGAAATGGGACTCTGATTTGTAAGGAGTAGAGGCATGTTTTTCTTACGAGCGGGTTGCCTCAAGCAACAGCCACATGAGTTCTCTCCCGGCAGGCGTAAGCTTTTTTAATACTTTTCTCGCCTCTTCTTCGGTCCGGAAGCAATTGTGTCCCTCCATATTATCATCCGGGTGCTTCCGCCTTTCACACGCTTCACACGTTATCAGACCTTGCCCACCTGCCCTGGAACGTATGTACCAATACCCCTCCCCGTAACCTGGAAACCAAGGTTCTTCCGGTTCTTCGGCAAAGGCGTTGTTATATTCTTTGACTGCGATTTGGATATCATTGAAGATGTGCGGGGGAGCGAACAAGGCTTTATTCACTTCATCCATATTGCTGCGCATTACATACACGTTTTGCTTGTTGTTATAGCCACGTGCTCGGACACTCATAGATCCTGTATCGTAGCCATCTGTCAGACTGCACAACCTTACTTTGTTTGATGCGATAAAGTCTCTGCCTTCCGGCGTAAATTCATCACCATAATGTGTTTGCTTTAGAATCTGGAAATAGGTATCTCCATTAGCGCCGGTTCCAATCTCACGTATTTCTAATTCTCTTTTCATTTCTCTTCTCCCTTTTTTATTTATCTTCTTGGCATTCCAAGGTAGCTGTTGCCTTTTCCGCCACCGCCTGAACGTTCTTCATATGGCGTGTATCCGAATATCTTACCACTGTGCGCGTCGATTGCTCTAGCGCTCGCGGTCTTTGTCACGCCGTGTATGGAGGTGGTTGTACCTTTATAGACTTTGTTGCCCCGGAAGTCTGTGTAGTCTTCTTTCATAATTCGAGTTCCTTTTTTACTTCGCCGATCTTAACTATGAGACCATCGTACTCATCTTCTATTACACGCAAGGCTTTTCTTGCGTCCTCTCTATCCTTAAAGAAGTTGCCTTGCGCGATCACTGACGCGATTATGCGTTTCATCTTAACCAGGCCACATCTTGGGAAATTTAAGTTGCTCATTGCCACCACCCAATACTCCTCTCCCTGTTTTGGATACCAAGGTTCCGCTTCATCGAAGGCTTCATTATATTCTTCAACCGCGACTTCGAACAGTTCAAAAAAGTGGGGGCTGGCCTTTAGAATATCTTCATCGTGAAGGGAATTTGCCCCTTTGACGTACAACTTAACGGCTCCCGTATTAGAAGTCGGCCTATACCTACTGGATATCTCCACGCCGTTGGATGCGCGGAAGGTGTCGTCGTTTACCGTGAAATTCTCCCTACGGTGCGATTGTTCCCCTATCTGGAAAAGAACATCTCCGGTGCGGTCCATTCCAATTTTGTGTAGTGTTAATTTTCTCATAGTCCTAGTTCCTTTCTTGCTTTTTAATTATTACGACCTTGCGGGCTTTACCTACCTTGCCAGCTTTGCCACATGGTCCTAATCCTCTTCCAGTTCTTGGTCCCTTACCTTCTGGGCCGGTTTTGTCTCTTCTTGGCATGATGATCTCCTTGGTTGTATTTTATATATCATTGAAATGCGTGGATGTCAAGTTTTATATTATAATCCGAGCTCCTTTTTATATTTGCCAATAACAGCTTTAACATCTGAATATCTTTCCGAGATTCTATCCGCCACTATTTGAGCGTCTTCTTCTGTCTTGAAGTAGTTGTCGCCCTCCTCTTCTTTATATGAGGTGAGCTTCAGAACTATGAAGTCTTCCTTCGGCAACCCAAACAGCACAGCCCAGTACCCTTCATCATATTTCGGCACCCATTTCTCTGGCAATATGTCTTTTTTGCATAGAGGTTTTTCCTTTGGCTCCCAGAGCCAACAGCCCTCTTCGCCATACCCACCCTCATACCCACCCTCATACCCACCCTCATATGCGTCACAAGAATGCTCCCCCATATTAAGCGCGTGGTGCTTACAGTTATCACAATTTTCTTCAGGGGGTTTCTCTAGAGGTTTTTCCTTTGGCTCCCAGAGGTTGTTTGTCGAAGCGAGATTTCCTTTCCAACAACCATTGCAGGGTTCCCCATTGAACCAGTCGTCCTTGAAGTGTTTACAGTCTTTGCAAAACTGGCCGTTGTATTTGGGTTTCGGCGCGGGTTCTTCAACTTTCACCTCCGGTATTTGCACATAATATTTTACTGGCTCCATAGACCTAGCAATCTGAATCATGCCATTCTCTATGTTTTTAGATGCTTTCTCTATTCCATCTGCTAGCGCTATGAGTCCGACATCACCCTCTTTAAATACGTTTCTTCCCTCACCGTACACTTCGTCCCAAATGTCCTTACAGATCTTTACTTTTTTAGTTGTCATTTACTCAACCTCTCCTTCAGCTCTTTCAGAGCGCGTAGTTTTCCAAGATCGATGTCACTGTCTATAAACGGCTTCGTTCCTGGCTTTGGGTTTATTTCCTTAATCATCATACCAATTACGTTTAGATAGTGGCGGGCGTTCCATGCTTCAATTGCTTCTACTCTCGTGGGATACACATCGGAAGACGCGCCACAACTGTTGCACTGAACATACTTATAAAATACTTCGGAACTGTCTACCTCGGATTTCATGTTGCAGAATGGACATGTTAATATTTCATTCATTGTCGTTCCTCCCTCGTTTCTATTTATTATACATGGTTTTTTGTGGATGTCAAGAGGCGTCTTTATCCTTCGCTTGTTCGCCGTAGTAGTTATTATTAAAATCTATCATTGCCTTGTATGGCGTTTCACCAAACCCGGCTGTACCTTCCATTAAATTGCTTCCAAGCAAATAACAATATATGTTTCCGTCTTTGCTTAACTTTGGTTTAATCATAGACAGTATTGCATTGCCACAGGTTATTCTACTCTTGTCCTCGTCTATTGATGGTATAAAAACCAACACATCAAACCCAGCAGATTTCAATTCCTCCTCGACCTTTTTATATGGAGCGTAGGAGGAGTACCCATCCCTTGTCAGAATGTCGTTATCCAGGCAACTTTTGGTAATATGCATCGGGGTTATTTTGACCATGAATTTATCAGAATCAAATAAGGATGACAACTTTTTGGCATCAATATCATACTTGCTACTTAGGGCAAAATTTAGCGTATATTTTCTGCCCACTGGGCTTGGCATCCCATCCATTATATTACTTATATCATTTAGCGACCTCGCTCTACCATTAAACATTGCGCGTCTAGCGTGTTCGTCGGTAGAATTAATGCTCAACTGTAAGCCAGCGTTACCCTTGTAAATGTCATTTTTAATGTGGCACCACTCTCTTACAAAGCTCTTCAGTTTATTGTTGTCTATTGGCATCATCGTCGATATGACGGGATGTAAAGCATCACACTCGACGATAGAATTAACTTTGGCAATCATCCGCGCAGACTGGCCCAAGACAGCTTGATTAAATGTTGGCTCTCCCATTCTTGCATAATGAATATTCAGTCTTTTTGTATGTTTTATTTCGGGGTGGAGTTCTAACGCCTTGATGATTTGGTTATCTAAGTCACCCTCGGTTGCGTTAACACCTTTCCCAACCTTTGGAACATCGCAAAAAGTACAGCCCATAGAGCAACCATACTGGCTTGATATTGTGATAACCCATTTCTCTGATAATGGCATAATATCACCGTTGGGTACGCCATGAATCTCATCCGGCAGTCCTAAGAAATCGGCCTTGATATTATTTTGCTTACCATAATCACCGATGGATAAAAACTCTAGTGGCTTATTTCGCTCACCTTGCATGATGCAAATGTCGCCCGTAGGAACTTTGGAAATAATCATCATCCCTCCTCCAATAGACTCTTAAGCACAAAGAAACCTTTAGGTGTTGTAATTATCTTTTCAGCTATCACGCCCTCCTTTTTATATCCAGTCTTGGCGTCATAATAGCAGATGGAAGGGATGTTCTTTGTGAGCACGTGACACACAAGTAATTCTCCCTCGAACTTTACGAGTGCTTTATCAAACTCGCTTTCTGTGCATTCTAAAAAATTACTCATTTCTTCTCCTTTTTCTTGTTCATGATTTACAAACGTACTTTGTAACATTTATACTTTTGAATACAAATTTCTCAATTAACATCTAGCGTTCGCAATTCGCGAACCGCGAACGGCACATTAATGTCCGTTGATCCGTACGTCCTTGTTCACCTTTTTCGTTTGATGTTGTTTCCATCCTGGTGCCCTGTGTGTCCTCCAAGATCTCCATCTCTTGCACGGCGTTTTGTCTTTGGCATCTATACGTTTCATACAAGTGTCATCAACCCCGTTAAGTCCCTCACGCTTTACCTTTTTGCATGACTGGCACTGCCTGTTGGCCGGATTGCTCACACAGTACTGCTTGTGCGCTAAACACTTTTCTGGCTGCTTGAATAGCGCACCGCAATACTCGCATTCGAATTTGTCTATCATCTCCTTCCCCCTATAGCCCTACATATAACGTAAGCGAACATGACCGGTCCGAACAATATGGATAAGAATAAATTCATGCACAGAAACTGTTTCAACTTTCTATGCAGCCGATCTCTGAATGCTTTCACATAACATTTCTCACAACACTTATCCAGTGACTTACAGTGTTGACAAACATTTTTCTCTACCAGACTGATGTATCTTATCTCCCTTAAACAAGATACCAAGTGCGCGAGAAATCCAAGTAATACCCAGCCCATTATGTAAATCATTTTATTTCTCCTTTGCTGTCGTGAATGGTGCCAACTATTTCAAGTTCACTTTCATCGCTAAACACTTCACCAAGTTCGGCATCAAGGAAATTAATGTCACCAAGAAGAAATTGTGCAAATTCATTATCCCATATAATCTCACTATCCATAAACCTTTCTGTCCTAACTATATCGCCCTCATATACCAGTTTCCCTTCGCAGTCTTTACGCCCGATGCATTTCTCAACCTGGAAACGTTTGGAGTCACACAAGCGCGGGGTGCCATCAAAAAACCAAAGATTTCCACTGCTACACAAATAGAATTGCATCATATCCTCAACATACCCATTTGCTTCTCTACAATAAACTCGATACTTATCCTTATCTTTGTTCATTTTTCACCCTTAATTGTATAATCCAAGTCTGGCAAGTATGCTGTCTCAAAAGGCTTTCCCCTTCGACGTACCGCGTTCTCTATCTCCTTTGGCAGTATCTTGAGTATCGCGATCTCCATGGCCTCTTCCCGGCTCTCTCCCGACGTCCTGAGATATTGGAGCTGGTCTTGGGACATGCGGATGGAGATGTGCTCTGTTTTCTTGTGGGACACTTCGTCACTATTAAATTGTCCCACAAGCTTTCTGTGCTTATTGACAACTTTGCGAGCAATGCTTGACATCTTTATTCCAAAAACATCTTCCCCCTTTTTCAGCAGGTCGTACGCTTCTGCGGATATTCTAAAGTTTGATTTCATTTATTCCCCTTTAATAACCTTTGTCATATGATCACACGAAACAAGAGCCACCGTTATGATCAAGGATGGCAGTGGGTCCATATTAAGTAGCTTCCCGGCAAGGTGCGCCAGGAACTAAACGCAAAGCAGCTTGAGCAATAAGATAAAGAATTGTTGTTCAGTTTTCATCTATGCCCACCATCCTTCCAAAAACATTTCAGGTCACAATACTTGCGATGTAAGAAAACCTGTCGATCTTCCAGGCGGTCTCCATATCTTTTACGTGTTAATGGTTTTCCGCAGGCCTTGCAGAACTTTACTGGATCTTTCATCTGTGTCATAATATTTCCTCCGTTTAGGATATAATAACATCAGTCCTATTAGTTGTCAATAGGTGTTTGTAGATTTATTGGGATTATTTTAAAAGGAGAAAGGCATCATATACGCATCATAGGCATCATCAGTTTCAATAGACTCTGCCTTTTGAGGAACCATCAAATCCTCTACCATTTGAATCCTTGTTCCAAGCCAACGCATGACATTGACACACATTGAATTTCCACAAGCTTTATATCGTGGGCCATCTGGACATTGTTCGGCGGGTTTACCGCGCCACGGAATACGTGTGTGGTTGTCGGGGAAACCCATAAGTCTTTCACATTCTATTGGTGTGAGTCTTCTCACTTGCATATGCTCCATTACGGCTGGGGTTTTGCACGTGTCTATCGTAGGACATATCTCGCTGGGGTTCATACTTTGTGTCACGGACGCTTTGGGCTGAAAAGCAACAGCGTGACTGTGCGCCGCCTGTAGAGTATAAGCAGGATCACCATCTTCGGATATCCCAAGACCTGTTTCTCTTCCAAGTTTGTTGTGTCGTGTGGCTATCTGGGTGTTTATAGGGATAGCAACCAGTGGCAGGTTTCCACCACCAGTTCCAGCTCTTGCAGGTATCGTTGGGCATAAATCTCCGTGCTCTACTACTCGACTGTCTGATGGGTGGTTTTCGTAACAAACTGCCAACGTGGGCTCTGCCATATTTACCTTTACAGTCCCTGAAACCTCATCTTTTTTCCAGTAACCCTGGCCACTTTCGCGACATACAACATAGTCTAAACCTTGCTCACCACCGCCAGAAGGGCCAACTTCAAAGCCTCCGGCAATTCCTTGCCCCGCTTTTCTGCTCGGCGCAGGATTCCCGCACAGGCTTTCTCGCTCAAGTAGTACCGCTGTGGCAGGTCGCCAGTCTCCAAGATATCCGACAACGAACACACGCCGTCGTCTTTGAGGGACAGCCCTCCCAAAGCCGTCCACTCTGATATACTGAGCGTCAAGGATTCGGTAGGCGATGCCATACCCGCATTCTTGAAGCGCTTTAAGGAACTGGTCGAAATCACTTTTTTCTTCCCATTCACCTTCGTCTGTTTCCGGCTCACCGCTCCAAGTTGAAAGTGCTCCGGGGACATTTTCCCAGACAACCCATCTGGGCTGATCTCTTTCAACAAGTTTGACAAACTCGATTGCCAGGTTAGAACGGTCGTCATCCAATCCTTTTCTGAGTCCGGCAATACTGAATCCCTGACAGGGAGTTCCGCCGACAAGCAAGTCGTAGTCTTCATCTTCCTCCTGTATTTTTGTAAAGTCTTCATGGTTGATAATGTTTGGCCAGTGGTGCGCTAAAACCGCAGAGGGAAATTTATCGATCTCTGCGAAGGAAGTGGCCTCCCAGCCAAGGTGCTTCCAAGCGAGAGTTGCGGATTCTACTCCACTGCATACTGATTTATATTTCATTCAACCTCCTGTTCCAATCTTATGTTCTACTCTTGCTTCCTCTATCATCTGTTTTACGGTTGGTTCTGCGCCAGACTTTATGTTGGCCTTGGCGACACGATAGGCCGACAATAAACACATGTAGTTAATCACATCCAAGATCGTATCCTCGACGGACTCATCCATGACTGCTTGGGTATGATCTTCCTTAAGTAGGTTGCATATCCTTGAAAACTTATCCGACAACCTCACAAGAAATCCCGATTCCGTTGAACAAATGCCCAGGGATTCACACTGTAGGAAATTGGAGAATACCGCCAAAGGGTTTTCTTTTTTTAATTCAGGGTCTGCGTAATCATTGTTTTTTCTGCTTGATAGTTCCAGTGCTTTTTTACATGTCGCCGCGTGGTACTCGAGATACTCTTGTTGTGTCATCCTAAACTTCCCTTTCTTTAGTGTTAAATTTTTCTTTCAATACCCACCAGGGAAAAGATATTGCGCATTCATGCCCACGCCATCATGCTCAAAAAGAACTCTGACGATACCGTATTCCCTCATAATCTTTTTGCAATCTTCACAGCAATAATCGTGACCAAACAAGTAAAGGGTTGCTCCCTTTGCGCATTACATGTTAGGAAGGCTGAGGCAGGCTATTTTTTCTGCGTGTCCACGTTGCTCACAGACTTCGTGGCACATCTCGTAGCCCTCGCCTGTTGGTAGTCCTTTTCTTGGACACACCTCTTGCGGTCTTCTACAATAGTTGGTTCCGTGACTCAGCACTTTGCCATCCAGCATTATTACTGCCAGCGTTGTTTGTTTTGCACATGGTCCGTTCATTTATCCTCTCCCTCTTTTTCCAGCCCATCCGCTGGATTATATGTTGATTTAACTGGAACCAATCCGTTGCCGTGCTTCTTACCCTTGACCTCTTCCACATGCCCGGACTTTATCAGTGACCGCACAGATTTTTCTATCCCTGCCTTCAGTAGTTTGGCTCCGTTCTCATCCAATATCCTTTGCGTTCCAATGTATCTTGTACGAGCTTGAGGACTTCCACTCAGGACATTACCCTCTGCCTCTGCTATGAGAATTGCTTCGAAGACTGCTTTCTCACTGACACATTCTATCTGCGTTTCACTTACAGGAATGTAGGCTCCTGCTTCATATTTAAGGGTCAATGCTTCGCCCGCTTTAGCATAGTTTGATTTCTCTCTTGTGAGTTTACGGAAGTCATCTTTCTTTCCTTCCTCATGCCAGTTAATAAAAAGACGATTACGAAACGAGTTGTTCCATGCGGTCGAACCGGAGTATGTCGCTCCGGGTGTTTTCGGCGGGTGAGCCAGCAGGAATATTGTTGCGTTGTGTCTTTCGCCGAGAGCGCATAATTTATTTTTTACAAACTGGTTGACTGCGGATCTGTTTGATTCATTTCCAGAAAACACATCGGCAGCGGTGTCTATAAATAGTAGTTTATCATCGTCGCCTAAAATGTCTAGTTGATCATCTACCGTCTTTAAGAAGGGGCCATCAATAAGCAAACCGTCCTTCTCAATACACATGGTACATTCTTTACCAACACGGCTCATAAACTTTACCCCAGCTTTGGCTAGGTCTTGGTATGCATATGTGCTTGCGTTCTTTATCGCTTCGGTTCTTCGGTGCAGTTCAGTGGTGTCGTCTTCACACATTATCATAAGACTTTGCGCCTTTAGTTCCACTTCTAAACCAAGCCACTTTGTACCTGTTGAGATTGCTATGGCGAGCTGCATTGCGAGTAAACTTTTGCCTGTTCCGCCATCGCCGGTAAACAATGTTGGGGCGGCGTAACCCGCGGGTAGCCAGTCTCGGATAAACCACGCTCTTTCCGGAGCTGGGTTGTTTACGTATTCAGAAATGTCCACCCATAGAGATTCTATTTTTTCTGCACTCTCAATGCCCTCTGGAGGTCCGTAGACCTTTATCGCTTCTTCTCTCCTTAATATAGCTTTGCCTTCTTCTGTTGCTTGGCCTTGCCTTCCCGCCGCGTATCTGTAAGCGTTGCCAATCACTTTGTTGAGTTCGTCTACACCCCACGGGGGTTGACATCGATCATTCCAATCTGAATCAAATAAAAGCTTAAGAGCCGCGTCACCGGTAATGCCAAAGTCCCTTAATTTGCAAACTACTTTATATGCATTCTCGTCGCCTCCAGCCCCTTCCAAGGATACCTCTGCTGTATGTTTCAGGTAGTTTAAAGCGTCGAGCACGTTACCGTCTTGGTCGAGTTCGACCAGTGGCACGTCCGCTTTCTCATCTTTAACGGTTGCGGTTCCGACTGTCGAAGAGACCCACGTTGGCATAGCAACTGGATTAATGTTGTTCGCAAGTTCATAGGTTCCCCCATCTGGATGTAAACTGCCAGGTATCACAACATATCCGCCAGCGGATTTTATGTCCACATCGGGCAACCATTTTCCGTTCTTCATCTTTTCAGATTTATAATAATGATGATATCCGCCGGAAGGCGTATCGACCTTAAACGTTTTTGGTAATTCAGTTTCAAAGTTGTCTTCTAAAAAAGTTTGGAGACTGAGGTCCCCGTCCTTTGCACCAGAATTATCAACGTCAACTACTGTCAACCCCGCCTTGCCAAGGTCCACTCCCAATCCGGTAACTCCGGGGGTGTTAATCCACGATCCTATCATACCTATGTTGGTCGTGGCGTGGTCCCGCCAGTCCTTCGGTAAGAAAGGTAGCTTCCCATTGAGAGGGAAGACAGGCCATCCTTTGTCTACGAAATCACGAGCAATCTCAATAAGCTCCATGTTTCCTCCAGTTATCTGTTTTTTATTTTTTGTCCGTCTGTCTTTTAAACTTACCAGGTGCTCCGTTGGTTTTATCGTAAGTTACGCGGTCTTTGAACTCCTCACGTTTACCGATATTCCATGTATTTATGGGCCTGATTCAGAAGTACCCGGAAACCCTGCTAAATATCTGGCAGGGCTGCGAGCACTTTTTGGACTCCTTCTTTTTAACCATTTCTAATTCCCTATCTTAGCTATATTTAATTCTTTCTTGTGCGTGTTTTTTACCGTGGCATCTTGGGCATAGCCATCTAACAGCATAAGGTTTATTGTAGTCGTCATGGTGCGCGTGGACTTTTTCTGTCATGCACACCTCGCAAGGTAGTTTTTGAAGTTTTCCCGAAGTAATCGCCCACTCCGTTTTGTTTCTACATTTATCTTTTATATATTCTAGTGTTCCAGGTATCGACCTTTGTCTGTCATATTCTTTCCTTTCTTCAATATTTGCGCGGTAATGCCTCTTTCCCCATGCCGAAACCTTCTCCGGATGTTCTTTTCTGAAAGCTCTTGACCGCCCCCTTCGTTCTTCTAGGTTATTTAAATATCTTCTCTTTTCTATTTCTTTTACCTTTTCTGGGTTTCTTTGTCTCCATGATTTATTATTTTTTTTATGGAGTTTATTAGAGCATTCCTTGGAGCGGGTTTTATGTAGCCTGTTCCGGGGCGAAAAATCTTCATTACAAACTGTACATTTAGTCACAATACTACCTCATCCCGTTACTGTTTTTGCCTCTTCCATTAATACATTATTAGATTCATCTGGATATAACAAATCAAATCTTGATAGCGATAATCCGATCTTTGTGGCTTCTTCTGCTATTCTTTTTGCCAGGTCTGGCGTGCATCTTTTTCTTCCATGTAAGATGTCTGAGAAATAACTTTTACTGATACCGGAGGCTTCGCCCACCTATTTTCGTTGGCCGTGTTGCCACATAGGTTTCTCCTTAAGTAAGGTTAAATTGCAATTAAAAAAGGTACTCCATATGGGGTAGTATAATATCATTAAATAAAAAGTCAAGCTCTTAAGGAAAATTTGTTTTTATATTTAATTATTTTGAAAAAAGTTTTTTAAAGGGCTTGACACGATTCTTAACTGGGTGTACTATATAGGCTATGAGAGGGAATACTTTCAGAGTTGATTTGTAAATTGTTACGTGACAATATGTTTCAGCTCTGTACTAATTAAACGGAGGAGAAAAAATGAAAACCATATTATCTGAAATCTTAAAGAAGAATAAGATAGAGCACAAAGAGATTGCCCAACATGCGGGAATGGTCGCAGGCACTTTCGAACAGATTTGTCAGGGGGTATATTCGCCCAAGTTAGATTTGGCGAAGAAGGTATGTATGGGTCTCGATGCGTATGGATTCGCATATACGCCCGAAGACTTGTGGCCCAAAAGATATCCCAGAGAGATAATGCCCCCGGTAGAAAATTCAAGATTTGTAATGGGAGAAGATGAAAAGCTCGTGGAAAAGGCACTTAGAGGGGTGTCTCGTAGGGAAGCCCACATACTGGTGGAGCGTACTTATTTTGGAGAGACATTAATCTCCCTTGCGAAGAAACATAAAGTTACAAAGGAACGAATACGACAGATACAGATGCGCGCATATGAAAAAATAAAAATGTACATTATAAAAGAGGACGAATTATGTTCATAACCTATGAAGATGGCGTGTTTACTTGGCACGGACATTTTGAAGATCGTGAGGCCCCAAAGAAAGCTGGGTTTACATGGACGAAAGAAAAGACTTGGGTTACTGACCTTCCTATGATAGCGGATAGGATAAAGGCTCCGTTCGAAGGCCGGGCTGTTATAGCCATGGAGAAATTCAGAAGGCAGATAGAAGCCTCCAAGGCCACTGATGCAAAGATAGATATTCCAGTTCCAGAAGGGTTGAGTTACCTGCCATTTCAGAAAGCTGGTATCGCATATACATTAAACCAATTTAATCGAAAGGAAAATAGCCCATCTGTTAGCGTACTTCTCGCTGACGAGATGGGCCTGTAGCTGGGTAAAACAATCCAAGCTCTAGGGGTAATAAATGCTATGCCAGAAATAAAAAACATACTTATAGTTGCGCCGGCTTCTCTTAAGATTAATTGGATGAGAGAATCTGAAAAGTGGCTGATTAAAGATTGGGATACTGAGATTTCAAAAAGCACTAAATCTTTCCCCGGGTCTCGGATTGTGATTATAAATTATGAGATACTGAAGAAGTTTGAGGATGAAATAAAGATGTTTGGCGAATGGGATTTGGTAATATATGATGAGTCACATTACCTGAAGACTCCCGACACAATAAGAACGAAAGCTGGGTTAAACATCAAAGCGAAACGTAGATTGTTTTTAACAGGAACCCCTATCCTGAACCGTCCGATTGAGTTGTGGCCTTTGTTGAACAGTGTGGACTCAAAGAAGTGGAACAACATGATTAGGTATGCATACAGATATTGTGAAGCATACCAAGACCAGTATGGATGGAACATGAAGGGCTCGTCCAACGAGCAGGAACTTCAAACCATATTGCGGTCTACCCTCATGGTCAGGCGCAAGAAGTGTGATGTGTTGAAGGATCTTCCACCGAAGGCTCGTCAGGTTATTGAGGTGTCCGCTCCAGTTAAATATGGAGAATTTTCCAAGCACGTTAATAACTTGGCAAAGTTAAAACAGAGGGTCAAGGATGGTTACGAAGAAGATGTTGAGAAGTTGAAAGTCGAGCAGGAATTTGTGTTCCAAAACATGGCTCTGATACGCCATGAGATTGGCGTGGAGAAAGTTTCGGCAGTCATAAAATACCTAAAGGAGGTTCTTGAATCCTCCCCAAAAGTAGTGTGTTTCGGATGGCACAGGGATGTCGTTGAAGCAATAGCAAAAGAGTTTGATGCGCCATATATGCACGGCGGTACAGACCCAGATGATAGACAAGCAATGGTAGATAGATTTCAAAATGATAACAAATGCAACTTGATTGTAGGAGGAATCAAGGTGATGGGAGTCGGATGGACTTTAACAAAGTCATCACATGTTTTGTTTGCGGAACTCGATTGGGTTCCCGGGAACTTAACACAAGCGGAAGATAGATGCCACCGTATAGGACAGAAAGATTCTGTACTTGTCCAGCACTTGGTGTTGGATGGTAGCATAGACGCGGCGATGGCAAAGTCCTTAGTAAAAAAACAATACAACATAGACAACGCGCTGGACAACGAGCCCTTTAACATACTCGATGTTCTAGCTAAACAAATAAAAACCAAAGAAGGAGAAGTAAGATGATGAAACTCGCAGAAAGATTCGTAGTGGCAACCGAAATCATAGCGAAGGCGCTGTGGCAGATCGGACTTCAGCAGAAGGATTACCACGAAAGGCACTTCGCACATGTGTCTGGTAAAACGCCAGTAGAAACGCCAGTAGAAACGCCCGTGGAAACACCCGCACCTGCACCCGCACCTGCACCCGCAGAAGTTCCGGCAGAACCAGTACCTGAAGCACCAGCCGAAGCACTAGCGGAACCCGCAGGCGTATGTGGATTGGTAGCTCCTGACGGAATAAGATCCTGTGTTCGTAATGCGGGTCACACAGGAAAGCATACCTTCAGAGCAATAGAAGGTGCTCCTGCGGAAATCCCAGCAACACCGGCAGCGGAACCGAACGCACTGGTAACCTTGACACAGGAGAATGTCAGGGCGGCTTTGACCGTATACGCGAAGAAGACAAGCAACGCGGATGCGAAAGCCCTGCTCACGAAGTTTGGCTCTCCGAACGTTACGAGCTTGCCTGAAGCCAAGTATGCGGAATTTGTGGAGGCTTGCAAATAATGCCTCCTCTTCAACATTCCATATTAGGCGCATCAAGCGCTCACAGGTGGATGAACTGTCCTGGGTCGGTACGTATGAGCCGTGGCATTCCTCGGAGCACAAGTAAGTATGCCGAGGAAGGCACGGCCGCCCATGAGCTTGGCGAAATGTGCTTGACTCAGAATGTGCCGGCGGTTGATTACCTCGGTGGGAATATAAACAATCCCGGTGGCAGTACATTCGAAGTTACAGAGGAAATGGCTCAAGCGGTTCAGATATACCTTGATACTGTAAGAAAAGATCAAGCGCTTCTGCCAGATTCTGAAATAAGTATCGAACGCAAGTTTAACCTGGATTGGCTATATCCGGGATTGTTTGGCACCAATGACGCATGCCTTGGACAGCCGTTCGGAAAACTTGCTGTGTACGATTACAAACACGGAGCTGGTAAACCCGTGAAAGTGGAAGAGAACGTCCAGCTCATGTACTATGGTCTCGGAGCGATCCATAACGAGACTTACGAAGAAGTAGAACTCATCGTTGTTCAGCCCCGCATTTACGGAAGCACCCCAGTTAAAAGGTGGTCTCTGCCAGCGGATGAGTTGAGCGCTTGGGGAGAAGAAGTCCTTAAGCCAGCGGCGATAGCTACCGAAGCCGAAGACGCTAAGTTGGAAAGTGGAGACTGGTGTGGCTTCTGTCCTGCCGGAGCTTCATGCCCAGCTCGTAGAGACGCAGCTATGTTGGAAGCTACGAAGGTTTTTGGGGATACACCTGTTCCACAAGAGGTACAGTTGCCAGATCCAAGAGCTCTCACTGCTGACGAAGTAGATGAGATGAAGACAAAGATCGCGATGTTTATGGGAATAATATCCCCGTATGCAAAGTCTCTTGACGCACACATGCTAGAGCTTATGAGATTGGGAGAAGACTTTCCTAATTGGAAGCAAGTTGCAGGTCGTAAGTCAAGGAAGTGGTCAGATGAAGTCGCGGCTCAATCGTTCTTTGAATCTAAATATTCTCAGGATGCTATGGTCAATCCGAAATTAAAATCAGTGGCTCAAATGGAGAAGGTAATAAAAAGCCACGGAGACAACACGGTTGATACACTGGACGGTCTAGTGGCTATCACCCAAGGCACATCATTGGTTCCAGCATCAGATAAGCGAATCGCGCTTAGTATTGTAACTGGAGCTGACGTATTTAAAGATTAATAAAAGGAGAATGAAAAATGAGCGGAAAAGTATTAACACCAGAGTTTAGAATATCGTTTCCAAGCGTGTTTGAAAAAGCGCCACAAATGGACCCCAAAGCCAAGCCGGAAGATGCTAAGTACGAGATAACCATGCTGTTTCCAAAAAACACAGACATATCTAAGCTCAGAGCACTGGCGGTTGAGGCGGCTGTGAAACAATGGGGCGCCGATAAAACTAAGCACCCTGCCAACCTCCGCAATCCC